TGAAATCGAGAAAGTTTGGCAGGAAGCAATCGGCGCCCGGAATGATGAGGGGAAAGAAAAATTATTCCGCTGGTTGCGGTTAAACCAGTGGATTTCTTTGAAGGCTGTCGGATGGCTTCCGCTGACCCTTTGGGATTCAACAGTGGGCGACTGGAATCCCTCCGAGTTGGTTGGAAGAAAATGCTACATCGGCTTGGACCTGTCCAGCACAATAGATTTGACGGCGGCTGGCCTGTTGTTTCCTCCCCAGGACGACCTAGAAGAATGGCGGGTAATTTTTGAGGCCTGGATTCCCGAAGAAAAAATGAAGGAGCGTATTAACCGGGATCATGTACCATATGACCGTTGGGTGAAAAGTAAACATCTGCACGCCACCCCCGGTAATGCCGTAGATTATGATTTTGTTGAAGCCCGGATAAAAGCCATGGCGCAGCAATATGATGTTAAATATCTATGCGCTGACCCTTGGAACAGCCGGATGCTGACCCAGCGACTAGCAAAGACAGGCATTGAACCCTTAGAGGTACCCCAAACAATGGCGGGGATGTCCCCTGGGATGAAAGAATTTGAGCGCCTGAGCCTCATCGGGCAACTAACCCACGAGAAAAACCCCGTTGCCCGTTGGTGCTTTGGTAACATTGCCGTTGCTGTTGATGGGAACGAGAACAAAAAGCCCATGAAAAACAAATCCAAAGACAGGATTGACTTGATTGTAGCACTTATCAATGCTATGAATATAGCGGTAAGATATGAAAATATAGCAACTTCAGTTTACGAGAAACGCGGTATGCGCTCTCTATAAAGGTGGTGGTAAATTGAAATTTACGCAAAAACTAAAACTTCTTTTCCGCAATAGCGCCTGGGATGATTATATTCGCGCCTTTCTCCGGGGTGACGACCACCCGCTAATAAACGGTTATCAGTATATGAATACCGAAACAGCCATGAAATACACGGCTGTTTTTGCTTGTGTGCGAGTGTTGTCGGAAACCCTTGCAGCTATGCCGGTTATGTTATATCGCAAAAAGCCCAATAATGACCGGGAGCAAATGAATGACCTGGCGGTATATGATATATTGCACAATAGCCCAAATGATGAAATGTCACCGTTTAACTTTAAAGAGACCTGCATGGTATCCCTTAACACAGGCGGTAATGCGGTTTGTGAAAGACTCGTCAACAGCTATAATGACCTAGTTGGGTTGTATCCTTACAAATGGTCAATGGCAGACATAGACAGAGACCGAGAAACAGGAAGACTTGTTTATAAAATTAAAGATGGCGCAAAAGGAAAAATCTTAAGGCGCGACCAAGTATTACATATACCCGGATTATCATTCGACGGAGTTGTTGGAGTAAGTCCCATAGAATATGCTGCCTCAGCTATCAGACTGGGGCTTTCTTATGAGCAATTCGGGGTTAATTTTTATAAGAATGGCATGAATCCATCAATAGCTTTAGAATATCCTAATGAATTAAGTGAACCGGCATATCAAAGATTAAAAGCAGATCTTGCTAAAAATTATGCAGGTATCGCCAATACGGGCAAGCCATTCCTTGCCGAAGGCGGAGCAAAAGTCAAGGAGCTGACGATTAAGCCGGCTGATGCCCAGCTTATTGAAAATAAAAAGTTCCAAACCGAGGATATTGCCAGGATTTTTCGGGTACCGTTGCACCTTATTCAAAATCTGGACCGCGCCACAAACAATAATATTGAGCATCAAAGCCTTGAATTTGTCATGTATACAATGCTCCCATGGTTTAAGCGGTGGGAGGAAAATATAAATATGCAGCTATTGACTAGAGTGGAGCGGAAGGCTGGATATTATTTTGAATTTAAGATTGACTCTCTGCTACGCGGCGATGCAAAAAGCCGGGCCGAAGCCTACGCAACCGGTCGGCAGTGGGGTTGGTTATCGGTTAATGATATACGGCGTTTGGAAAACATGAATTCCATACCGAATGGAGATATATACCTGCAGCCGTTAAATATGGGTGAGGCGGGTAAGATTCAGCAGCAGGATCAGGTTAAGGCCATGGTCGAGGCCTACTATCAAATGATTGTTAAAGAAGGGAGGGCAACGGCATAATGGCAATAAAAATAAAGGTTCGCGGGGTTGTTGTTTCCAATGACGATAAATGGATTTATGACTGGTTTAAAATGGAGGCTGTGTCACCCAAAGACATTGAAAAGCAGTTGGAGGCTGCTGCCGGCGAAGACATTGACGTTGAAATTAATTCCGTTGGTGGGGATGTCTATGCCGGATCTGATATTTACACTATGCTTAAAGCCTACGCCGGTAATGTAACTGTAAAAATAGTTGGCCTGGCCGCGAGCGCAGCCTCGGTCATTGCGATGGCCGGCAATAAGATCATGATTTCCCCAACAGCCCAGATAATGATTCATAATGTTTGGTCCATCGCATGGGGGGATTACAGAGCCATGGAGCATGAGGCAGAGGTGTTGAAGGGTTGGAACAAGTCAATAGCAAACGCCTACATGCTTAAGACAGAAATGTCTCAAAGTGAATTGTTGGATCTAATGAATAAAGAATCATGGCTTACTGCACGAGATGCCCTTAAATATAAACTGGTTGATGAAATCATGTTTGACGACGGACTAAAGCTTGCGGCAAGCGTTCAGAGCGCACTGCTGCCGTCGGAAGTGGTAAATAAAATTAAAAGTATGCTAAAGGGCCAGCAGCCACCGGATGAACCGCCGGCGGCTGTTTTGTTACCGCTAGAACCACCCGAGGTACCCCGGCAAGTGCCGGTTGACCTATACCAAAAACAAATTCTGATTAACAGGAGGAAAGCTAATGTTTAAAGAGTTGTTAAAAGCTAAGATTGCGGAACAGGAGGCACTTGTCAAGGCGGCCATTGATGCTAAGAGGGGAATGACCGAAGAGGAACAAGGCAAATTTGACGCTTTGCAGGCCGAGATCGATGGGCTGGAAAAGTCCATCGAAGCTCAGAAAAAACTGGAAGAGAAACAGGCAAAACTTAATACCCCTGTAAATCAACCTATCTATGTGCAGCCGAAGAATCCGGGAGAAAACTGCTTTGCAAACCTGGGTGAGCAATTGGCTGCTGTTGTAAATGCTGCCCGCCCTGGCGGTAGTATCGATCCCCGGCTTTTAGTGAAAAATGCGGCTTCCGGCATGAGCGAAGCAGTACCAAGTGACGGTGGTTTCCTTGTTCAGCAAGATTTCGTGGCTGAACTACTGAAGCGTGTATATGAAACCGGGGTACTGGCCAGTCGTTGCCGCAGAATTCCAATCAGTGCAAATGCTAATGGTTTGAAAATTAATGCCATTGACGAATCCAGCCGGGCAAACGGTTCTCGCTGGGGAGGAGTTCAAGCATACTGGGAAAATGAAGCGGATGCTACCACAGGAACGAAGCCTAAATTCCGTCAAATGGAACTTAGTCTGAAAAAACTTATGGGTCTTTGCTATGCAACTGATGAATTGTTGCTTGATGCAGCAGCGTTAGAAACAGTTATTAGTCAAGCTTTTGCTGAGGAGTTTGGATTCAAGATCGATGACGCAATTATCAATGGTGCCGGTGCCGGTCAGCCGCTGGGCATTCTGAATTCTGGTGCTCTTGTGAGTGTGACGAAAGAAACAGGCCAAGCTGCCGATAGTGTTGTCTCTGAGAATATTATCAAAGCATGGTCTCGGATGTGGGCGCGGTCACGGCAAAATGCTGTCTGGTTCATCAACCAGGACGTAGAACCAATGCTGTATTCAATGAGTCTTGCCGTGGGTACTGGCGGCGTGCCGGTTTATCTTCCTGCCGGCGGGTTAAGCCAGACCCCTTATGGGTCCCTCTTTGGTCGCCCGGTAATTCCGATTGAGCAAGCGGCTACGCTTGGCGATCTTGGTGATGTTATTTTGGCTGATTTAAGTCAATATCTTTTGATTGATAAGGGCGGCATAAACGCAGCATCCAGCATCCATGTCCGGTTCTTATATGATGAGTCTGTATTTAGGTTTATCTACAGGTGCGATGGGCAGCCGATCTGGAATAAGCCGCTTACGCCATATAAGGGAGCTTTGACTCAATCTCCATTTGTGGTAATAGCGGCAAGGGCATAAGTTGAAAAAAAGGCAACAATAGCACCTGTAGATAAGACTGGTGCTATAAGTGAAAAAGCAAACCTTAATAAACAATCGGCTAATCAGCCGGTTAAATTTATATTGGAGGTATAAAAATGGCAGGTATTAATATGGCTGAGCAATGTCATATCGTAAATATTTTACCCCCGGTTGATATTACCGGAGGCGCTACATCCGATGTATTCAGCATGGCAAATTACTCACACGCCACAATTATTATACAGATTGGCGTATCCGCAGCGGCATTCACCAAGATAATAGTGGAAGAA